AATGATCCGAGCGCTGCATTGTAGGGATTTCAACCGATTCACCAGGCGCCAAATACTTCCATTGACCAGGGCTCCAATCCAGAACGCGCTGGCCATCCATCACGTCATCTTCTGGGAATGAACCCTCAGGGCTAGTGACAAAACCCATCAACGCAGCACCTGCCCTAGCGCTAATTAACTCGCTTTCTGCAAAGCCCTCCATGTGGTGAATGGTTGTGAGCGCCGAACAAAAATGTGAAATGCCACGCGTCTGTCCTGGGCGCTCAATCAGGTATAGGTGAAGTATTTCTTCGGCTGGCACACGGATTCGCTTTTGATAAGGATTGCCTTTGGCACCATATTGAAAATCGCCAGGGTGTTTCTGGAAAAACCAATAAGCAACCGGCCGCCTGAAATCAGGGGACACCTCAACCCCCATTCTGATCTCGTTGCCGTTTTCTCCAACGCCGTTGTAGTTGTCGTCTAGTAGATCGGCTTCAATCACCTGAAGTGCCAGGGGCACCTTGCTGCGGCCAACGCTCTGGCGGTAAATCCTGATAAAGACTTCCCCATCGGTGATGACGCTGCTGATTGCTAGGCGTTCAATTTCTGAAAAGCACAACAGGCCAGCCACATCAACCGAATCCTTGCGGCACCATTCGCCCCATGCTTTCTCGATTGCATCATTAAGCGCAGTGTCTAGCCGACCACCACCACGTTGCATCCGCACCTGAGATTGAAATTGAACCCCAGTACCAACCACGTTGTTGCGAAATTGTCTGACTGCAGCACGGGCATAGTCCGAATCTCGAACCAGCTGCCTGGCGCGATTGCGCAGGATGATCAGGCTGGAACGTGCCTCTGCGTCTTGGCTAGTTCCTTGGCTTACCCAGTCAGCCGTCAACCGTGACAGCATTGCCCCGCCATAGGAACGACGACGTACAGGTGCTGGCTCCTGCGTAGGGATAAGGCCCAAAGCCTTGCGAATCGAAAATCCAAATGGCATTAGCGACCAAACCTCACAAAATAGTTACGGGGAGAGCCAAGGCCATTGGCCACTTGTTCTGCGGTTAGCTCACGAGCCACACGCGCTTTAAGCACTGACTCATATTCGCGCAATTCGCCAATGGTGAATTTTTCAAGCTGACGATTGCCAATGGTGTAACGCTTAACGGCGCCGCCTGAAATGATGGCGCGAATGGTCCCTTGAACCGCCTCTAGATCTTTCTGTGATTGCGTGCGACCATCAAATGCTGCCGGTGTTCCGCTGTAATTAAGCGCTGCTTGAACGGTTAGCTGGCCAGCGCCAAGCGTGTGAGAAACACTGCCTGCGGTTGCTATCGCCTGCCAATACCAAGTGCCTGCATCAAAACCAACGCTTGTAGACGCTGCAATCGTGAACAGCCAGCCAGTGCCATCAACCGTGCCAACAACCGTGGCGCCTTCGCTTGAGGTATTGAACCGCAGGTAATAAGTAAGGGTGTAGGTGCTACTCGTGATTGCGTTGCCGAGCGCATCCGTCGCCTCTGCCGTGCGCCATTGCACCGTGTCGCCTGCTCTGATTGTCGCGGGTACGGACATTACCAATCAGAAACAAAAGGCGCAGCACTTGGCCTCTGTGTAGATGTTACCGCTGCTTGTCTGGGCTCTAATCTGCTTACTAATCGAGCTTGCATCTGGTCCCAAATCGTGCGCCGATCAAACCTGCGGTACAACAGGTGTAGCGCTGCGTAGGCATAGCAGAGCGTATCCCAGCTTTCGTTGCGTGCGTTCACTTTCTTGACGTACTCGCTGACGGGCATCCCGTTCCGGTTGTACCTAGTGACCTTGCGCTCTGCCGTGAGCTGCTCGAAATACTCAGGTGTTGCCGCTGCACCAAAATGCAAATATCCAGGTCCAGGTTCTATGCAGCTCCGCAAACGCCCCATCATCGTGTCTTTGATGCCATCAACACCAAGCAAGTACAACGACGCGCCACGTTTCAGGATCTTGCCCTTGAGGTTGATGTCAACCTTGGTTTCCTTACCAATGATTGGCTTGCCCTTGGTGCTTGCGCCTTTAATTGCCACCACCATTTGTCCCTTGCGTGGCGTTCTGCAGTAGCTGTAAACCTCAGAGGTGCAGTGCCCACCAGAGTCAACACAAGCAACCAGCACCTTCAGTTTCTTGCCATCAGCCCTTGGGTATTCGCCCTCAAGCAACACATCGAGCTGTTTCCAAACCTCCGTGCGGGTTGGGTCACCCCAGATTTCGGTGTGCTCAATCAGCCAGGCTTCCTCTTCCTGCATTCGTCCCTTGGCATCAGGTTCTCCACGCCACCCAATAATTGACAGGGCCAAGCGGTTGTCTTGAACGTCCACCCCAGCTGTCAAGCACAACACCTCATTTGGAACCGTGCCGCGTTCATAGTTCTCCACCCGCTCAAGCAAGCCCTCGACGTTGACCTTGCTGCTGTAGTTCTCTTCCCATGTTTCACCAAGCACCACATTGACAAAGGTGCGAAGCTGTTCTGGGTTGCCTTTGACTTCTAGAAACTCCCTAACCAGTTGCTCCCATGTCGCGTTTGGGCTGTAGCTATACCCGGCCCATAGGTGAAACCCAACGTAGCCAGGCGTTTCTGATGGTTGTGTAGCTCTCCATTCCCCGCGATCCACCATCCATCGTTTCTTGGAATGAGGGATCAGCTCTTTGCATTCCTCGCATTCATAAGCAGCAGTCTCTGGCCGATCCTTGGTCCACTTCATTTGGGGCCACCGCAAATACTGTTTGTGATCACAGAAGGGGCAAGGGACAAAATACCTCCGTTGGTCGGTGCGCTCGAACCATGTCTCAATCCGGCTTAGCCCCTTGACCGTTGGCGTTGACGCAATGCCGATCTTCCGATTCCAGTAATACTCCGACCGCCTGATGCCAAGCTTGATTTGGTCACCTTCATTGGTGCTCGCTGGGTAGCCGTCCACCTCATCGAACAAAACCACACGCCTGCTAACACGCCTGAAGCCACGAGCGCTGTTAGCTCCCACCATCCCCAAAACACCACCAGGGAACTGTTTGGCCAAAATCGTGTTGCCAGCATCCTTTGCTTTTGGATCACTTACCAAATCCCTAAGCACTGGGGTATCCCGCACCATGGGAGCGATCTCGTCTTTGGAATATCCCTCGGCGTCTTCCACCGTGGGCTGTACAACCATCACCGGGCAGGGATCCTGGTGCATGTGATACGCCACCAGATGATTGAAAATCTTGGTTGCCCCCACCCGTGCTGATTTCATCCACACCACCATTTCCACCTTTGGATCGGTGAACGCATCCATCACCCCCTTCTGATACGCAAGCGTTTTCCACCGCCCAGCCTCTGCCGAGCTTTCAGCCGACAGCACCGCATAGCGATCAGCCCATTCGCTAAGGGTCAAACGTGGGGGTGGTTTCCACAGCCCCAGAATCTCGCTCTTCAGTTGCTCAGCCTTCACTTGACAATTCCTCCAGCGCTTCACGTTGCAGCATTGTCAAGATCTCAATTTCCTCAAGTGTCAAATGGGGGATGCGTTGCTTTGCCCTGGTAGGAACCGCCAACAGCTTGGTCTTGGCAATTGTCACGCTGTCAGCCCATGCCCGTTCCACCTCACCCCTTGGCAGCAGCAACGCTTCCTTTTCCAATCGCACCAACTCAGCCAGATTTGCCTTTTCGTATTCGTGTCTTGCCCTGCTTTCGTTGTAGTCCGGCACCTCCGCACTGCTTCGCCTGACAGGTATCGGGACAGGTCTTGAGACTGCTTCAACCTCCATACGCTTTGTCTTTGCTGGCCCTGGGTTGATCGTGTTGGCCTGCCGCACATCCACATTTGCCAAAAACTCAGCCACCAACAAATCCCCGTCAACCCGCAACGGTTTCAACGACAAGCAACTCTTGGGCAGCCTCCCGCCATTGCATAATTTCTCAAGGTTTTGCCTAGTACAAGGGCGGCCTGTCTCTTGCCTGATTAACTCAGAGCCCTTGGTCGAGTTGAGAATTGTCATTGCAACCAGCATAACCAGTCAGTTGCAACCCGGTTGCAAAATGCTCATTGCTTAGTTGGCAGTTAGCCATACCAACCGTTTCTTGTCAGTTATTTCCTACGCAAAAAAAATTCCAGAATTCCCCTGCTTTGCTTTATTGAGAATCAATCTCATCAATTTAGCCTGCCCTTTCCTGAAAACCCTTGGCCTTATTGGGGCAACCTTATTGAGAATCGTTATCAACACCTCATCTGCGCTCGTGCGTGACCAGCGTGGATACCCCCAGAAGGGACCCGCAGCTCAAACCCCCTGCAGTGCAGTCGATCTCAGCGAGCTGTGGCCATGGCTTGCTCTAGGCGTTGGGCAATGGTGGCCTTGAAGTCTTGACGAACGATGGGCAGGCCAATGCGATGAAGGCCAAGGCGTGGTTTGACGTTGGCTTGAGGAGCGAGGAGATAGAGGAAGCGAAGGTTACGGTTCAGGCCACGTTGTTGGGCACCGCTGCCACCTTTAAGGGCGATCCAGTAGTTGCCGCGATACTGCTCAATGAAGACCTTGTTAGCAGCAATGAGCTGAGCTGGCTTGTCCGTCTTGCTGATTAGCTGGGACTTGGTGCGACGTACAAGGCTGGTGGGGATGGCAACGTGTCTGCCACGTGGGAGCTTGACGCCGCCTAGCTCTTGGCGGTTGAGGAAGGGAGCGGCGGGCTTGGGTCCGATGGTGACGGATAGATCCCGCTTAGTGCTGCGTGAGATCACGTCCACTTGGTTGACCACCCATGGCCTGCGGATGGTGAAGTTGCTGGGCATCTGGGCGCGGGTCTGGTTGCGCACCTTGTACCCCATGTCATTGAGGGATTGGCTGATGGCGTATGGAAGCTGCTTGGTCATGGCATCGGTCCACTTGATGAGCTTGGGCAGCTCGGACTTGATGTCGAGGGTGATGGATGCCATGGTGATTTGCGCAACTTCTCCTTGGGGTTGTAAGCTTCGTTACCCAGCCAAACCCTAGTGATAGTCGGCTATTGCCGTGTCTCAACCAAGCATTCGGAGCAGGATGCAAGCATCCAGGGTCAAGAGCAGCAGCTTGCTGCGTATGGGTGCCACGTCATTCTGAAAGAGCGGCAATCGGCCTACAAAACTCAGGTTAGGCGGAAGGAGTGGGACAAGCTGCTGACGTTGGTGGGGAGCGGGAAGGTCACCAAGGTGGTGGTGGTCAACCTGGCCCGTGCGTCACGGAAAGGTGAAGACAAGACATTGGCCAAACTGTGCGCCTCATTAGGCGTGGAGTTCATCAGCCTGGATGGGACACCAACCGACACATCCACCCCTGCTGGCTTGCTGACCCTGAGCGTGTTGTCAGCGGTTAATGAAACCGATTCGCTGATCAAGAGCATTGCGGTAAAGAACGGGCTGGCCAGGCGTAAAGCCATGGGCGCCACATGCGTTGGCAAGTGTCCGTTTGGATATAGGTACAACGGGACAGGACCAGAGCCTGATCCAACGCAATGGGACGAGGCAAGGCTGTTGTGGGAAAGGTTGGCAGCAGCTGAGTTCAGCCCAACGCCCGTGATCCGTGAGTTTGGCTATAGATGGTCTGCCGTTGGGTTGCTGCGATGGGTCAAGAATCCGATGTTGCGTGGATGGGTGTCTGATGTGGCCGGTGGTGTTGAGCCATTGGTGAGCGAAGAGGAATACGCCACAGCCAGACGATTGATTGAAAAGCGCAGCTTTACCCACACCAGGCAGCCAAGAACTGTGTGTTTGTTTTCGGGGTTGGTGTTTTGCGAGCAATGCAAGCGGCCAATGAACTACACCAAAACAAATGGGAGGCGAAGGCTCAAGTGCTTTCGGCCTGGGTGCAAATGGTATGGGCGGGGGTTAGCTGAATGGAAAGTCAAACAGCAGGCAATTGATGCGTTACGAGCAGGTGCAGACGTAATGGGGCAGACCTTGCCGCAACCAGCAGTGGAGTCTGCTGTGGTGTCAGCTGAGCACTTAGAACTTCAAAGCCAACTAAATCAGCTATTGCAATTGCAACGGCAAGGGGTCAATGGCTTGGAAGCATCCATATCAGAATTGCGTGTGCGACTTGCCCCGCCTGATCCTGTCAAAGCTGCGGACTGGTCTGCATTCACCCCGATCATCAAGGCACCTGGCCTGCTTGAGTCCGCTGTTGAAAAGGATCTCAGGGAAGTGTTGATGGAGCTGGTCGATGAAATGGTTTACATCGGAAACCCTGACGCCATCCGCATAACCTTGCGCGATGCCATTGGCAGCAATGCGTAGGAGTGCCATTCCTGCTCCTTGCGTAGGGGTATGGGTCATGCCGCACTCAAGGCACTGGCTAGGCGCATTTTCCTTAGCCCGCGTTGTTCATGGTTGCGGATTGCTTCGCGTGTCACGCCAAGTTCCCTGCCGATTGCTTCAAGGGTTTCTTGCTTATGGCCATCCAACCCAAACCGACGATTGATGACGCTGAGCTGTAGTTCAGTCAAATTCCATTTCCAACTGTCAAGTTTTTCTTCAAGCATGGAAAAATGCAGCACCTCTAAGGGTTCGGGCGTATCTGCCGTGATGAATGAGCCAATTGTCACATCGTCATCGTTGCATTTGTTACCTCTGACCTTTTGATCAAGCGACACGCAACCCCATTGATGCATCAGGTAGTAACGCAGATATTCCGAACTGATGCTTGCATTTTCGGCACATTCTTCAATGGTTGGGAAGCGGTCGTGATTTTGACGAAATTGCCAAACAAAATGATGCATGTTGTTGAGGATGTCTGTAGCCGCTGTGGGTAGGCGCACAATGCGGTCGTTATGAGCAAGGGCGCGAAGGATTGCAGCGCGAATCCACCAAGAGGCATAGGTGGAGAATTTGTAGCCGCGTGATGGGTCAAAGCGCTCAGTCGCCTTGATCAAACCAATGTTGCCCTCTTGGATTAGGTCCATCATGGTTAGCGATTGCCCGCGACCAAAGAACTTGCGAGCGGTGGAAACCACTAGGCGTAGGTTGCCTTTTGTCATGCGGTCCTGAGCACGTCTGCCACGGCGGGCAATGCGTGGGCATGGAGAATCAGAATTGCGATCTGCTAGCCAGGCTTGAATTGAGCGGGCAAGCGTCAACTCTTCCTCGTGGGCCAAAAGGGGGATTTGACCAATGCTGTTGAGGTAATCGCGAAAAGGATCAATCGTTGACATCAAGCGTCAGAGCTAGTGAACCGTACATGCCACGAGCTGCTGACCTTTTGAGTAGCAACGCCTTCGACTTGTTCCATGTCTTGAAGTTCTTTGATGGCTGGGGAGTATTGCCAGGTCTTGCGCTGCTGAATCTTGGCGGTAATCCCGTCATGCGACACGTTATCGGGAATCAAACCTTCTTCAAATAGGTCTTGAAGATGGGCTTTGTGTTCGCTGATCAATGCTTCGAGTTCTGCAATTTCGCATTGCGCCTCACGGATTGAGATCAGAAGTGTTGCGACGGCGGGGCTTGTAGTAGGCGGGGTGGAGGTTGTAGCAGTGTTCAAGCCAGTCTTGGCAATTGAGCAGGTGGAGGTCATCGTCATCGAGGGTGGTGGGGAAAGGTTGGTCGTAGAGATCGGGGATGAAATCAGGGGAGGTTGAGGGGGGCAAGTTGCGACGCCATAGCCTGCGTAGGCGTACGGGCAGAAGGAACAGGGCGATTAGGAGTGCAGACATAGATGATGGTGAACAGGGACAACCCAAAAAAGGCTGTCAGGAATTGGGAAACGGGGTGTGCGTTGTTCATGCTGCAATTGTGATGCGTGATTGCTGCGTTTATAGCCCTAGGCAGGCGTAGCGTTACAAGGCGTAATAAAGCTTGGCTGATCGGCCGGAAGCGTTAATGGCGCGATGGTGCTTCCCGGTGCGTGGGTCGATACGCCATTCGATCTGGCCAAGGTCTTGCAGCTCTTTGAGGCGTGCGCTTGCGGTTTGATGCTTGAGCCCGGTGATGCCCTCTAGTCGTTCGCAGGTAATCCCATGTGGGGCTGCTTGGACTGTGGATAGGACACGTTGGCGTAGGGCCGACAGGTCAGAGCGCAGGGATTTGGCTGCTTCGTAGGAGGTGTCGCATCCAGCCACGTAATGAGGCATGGGGGCAAACAAGGGGAGATCGTCAAACATTGCGCACCTCTACATCACAGCGACCGACGTAGGCGTAGGGGTTTTTCCAGTGGATGCGCTCTGGGTCGAGCGGGTTTTCAACGGGTTGCAGCGTGTACCACCTGTGATCGCAGTCTTGGGCACTGCAGGCACGACGCCTGAGAAAGCCTTGGTCGTTGTCAAGGGTGCGGGTGGTGATCACGCGGGTTCGGATCGAGGAGCAGATGGGGCAGCGGTGTGACATGTCAAAAAGGGACGTTGGCTTCGAGATAGAGATCACGGGCGACTTGATAGGCAGCAACGGATTCATCAACTTCATGTGTTGACAGCTCGCAGGCGCCTGGGCGTATCCAGAACCCGATGAGCTTGTGAATGATCAAAGGGTGGTGCTGTTGCAAGAGGTGGGTGTAGCCACCGAGCTGCTTTGCCACGGAATACTTTTTTGCTTCAGCGTTGCCTTGAGACTTGAAGTCGAGCAGCACTAGGCGCCCATCGTCTTTGTTGCGCAACAGGGCGTCGAAGCTGCCACCGATGGAGCGGGACAGATCGGCAACGCGGTATTCGCAGGCGATTGGTTCATAGGTTTTCCAAAGGCGATGCTTAAGGGCAGGTTCGATGTACTCGGCCCATTCACCCAAATCACCTGGGTCACCAGTCGTCAGGAACAGTTCCATGAAACGATGAATAGTCGTTCCCCGTAGCGCCCACCCCGACGGGCCTTCTTTCGTTTCGTTGATCTTCTCTAGCTCCCTGGGCGTTTTGTTGTTCACCACTTTGGTGATGCTGTGTCGCATCCAATGGCCGGTGGGCGTCCAGCAGTACCGATGCGCTTCCTGATCGAAATGAATTGGCAGGGGTTCCAGCATTGGTGATTGCTGGGGTGAAATCACGGGATTTACTGATGGTGACGGATTCGAGGTTGGGGGATTCACGGATGAGATTGCGATAAGCGGATGGGTTGAGGTGTTGCTTGGGTGGTCGATCTAGATCTTCTAGTGACCAATACCCGCGATCTATCCCGTGCTGCAAAGTGCGACGGACTGCGCCAAAGTCAAAGGCTGGCTTCACATCAACCCCTGCAGCAGGTGATGCGTTGGGCCGTTGTCAACTGCAGTCAACATTGGCTGGGTTGTTACTTGCCCTTGAAAGACGGCGCCAGCACTCATGCGTTGCGGCAGGTCTTCCTTGAATCCCCAATCAAAGGCGGGTTGGCCATCCCGCACGCGGTAGACATATTTCAGGAGCTGCAGGTGCAACGCCTGTTCCTTGTCTGGATTGGGGTCGAGCAAACGTTGGTTGCAGGCATAGGCCCATACCTCATCGCTTACGTCGTCTTTGACTTGCTGGGGAATTAGCAGCCAGAGGAACTTGATTTCGTCATCAGCCAGCTTTTTGGCGTAGGGCAAAAACCCTGAAACAGTGCGGAGCCCTAGGGCAAAGGATTGGATTTGCATGGTCACCACAACGATTGCGTGGGCCAGGCGTCCACCTCTGCCTGCAGGTCACCCAATGGCTTGTTTCCGGATGCTTGCGTAGGCGTAGCGGCTTTGATGCCAAATTGTTCGTAGTTCTTGAGCGTGACGGATTTGAACCGATTGGCAGCGGCCAGTTCAAGTTGATCGCGCACGACACGTTCGCCATACCGCTCTTGGATTTTGGATAGCTCAGTCATGAGCAGCTTCCATGCAGCCTCGGATTTAGCCCCAGCTTTGTGGTCCCAAAAGGCAAGGATCACATCCGAATGACAGTCCAGAACAGGTGGGATCGTCTTTTTCCAAGATGTCCCCTTCCTAGGGGTTCCCTCAGACTCCCTCCCGACACCATCCCCCACGACCGGGGGGGGGACCGAACTTAAAA